TCGAAGGCTATCGCAACTACGATAAGTCAGAGTTCGAGGCTGCTGCTCCATTGTTCGCTGGTGATGATGCCCAGATTGAAAAGGTCTGGAAGTCTGCTCACTCGCTCAAGGATTTCTTGAAGCCTGAGAACTTCAAGACCTATGACGAACTGAAGGCAAAGTTGAACAAGGTTCTAGGTGCTGGCGGCGTTGCTGGTGCAACTGCTCCTCGGATTGATGACGAGGAGGCTGCTGCTCCTGTTGTTCGTTCCGCTCCTGCTAAGAAGGTCACTGCTGAAAGCGTCAGCGTCGATGATGACGATATGGCGTTCTTTGAGAAGTTGGCTGCTGAGTAATAGAATCAGAAAACCATTGAGTGTTTTCGGGGGAGCTGATGCTCCCCTTTTTTATGCAGGTCTAACTTGTGGGAATGAAGCATCCAAATCGTTCTTTTGTTGTAGAACTTTAACTTCTTGAGCAAGACGAGTAACTTCTTGCAGAGTTCCTTTGACAGCAACCAATGCTGCGTCTGCTTTACTTTCTGCTGTAGTTGAGGTGGCAGCTGCTTGAGCTGTAGATTTATTCTCAGCCGATGGCATCATTTGGGCTGTAGAACCAGCGCCAAGTGAGATAAAGTATTTCAACATTGCTTGGTCTGCTGTTTGATTTGGAATCATCGATGCTACAGCTGTACCACCACCCCCAATCATTGTTCCGATACTGCCTCGAGAAGCACTAGCATAATAGTTTACAGCGGATGGTCCACCTTCTATCATAATCATAGCTGACATCAATTCTGGTATTTTTGATAATGGAACTTGTTCGTAAGGCTGTATTCCAGTTTCTTTTGATACAAAATTAATATATTGTTGCGTATCGTTTTCGTTACTTGGGGCGTATTTGCTGATGAATTGAGTTAACGATTGCCCTCTAGTTTGAGTATCAAGTTTAATTTGCGCTTCCATCGCACGCAGTCCTGCTTCTGGCGTTGGGAAAATAGCAAATCCACTTGAATCTTTACCAATCGCTTCGCGTTGATTAGCGAATCTTAAATTACCTGGATTATTATTTCTTACAGATTTAACTGCGTTTTCATTGCCAGATTGTGCAGTTGCTGCTGCAGATGAATCTGCAAATTTTTGAGTTTCTCGTGCTGGAGATTGGTATACGCCAGATGCTACTTGAGCCTCTAGCGTTTCATTCTCAAACATAATACCAAAGAGTTTTTCAGCGATCGCCGAGTCACCATTGATTCCTGAAAAAGCAAAAGAAGCAACAATACTAGCACCAGCACCTATTAACGCTCCAGCTGCTGTACCAGCAAATGGAATAGGGAATGCTGCTGTACCAATTATACCACCAATCAACGCTCCGAGCGCACTAACACCGACAACATTTACTAATCGTGTTAGTGATCCAGTCATCCTATCCTTATATTCAACATAGTCGATTATGTTCTTGTCATAATCTTCTTGTGCATTAGCCATCATACCAACTTCAAATATTAGATATCCCAAATTAGCGATAGGAATTTTTCTGAGAGTTTCATTGCGTTTAATTGCCTCAGCCAGTTTTCCTAATCTTTCTGATCCCTTACTTTTAACGCCAAGTCCTGCTACATATGCCGCTCCACCGCGAACAGTTCTCGCCCCTCTTGTTATAATTCCACGATTAGCGCGTCTAGTTGCACTGGATGCAGCACGAGCAGCTCTTTGCGGTATTGGTCTATCAAACAAAGTATACGCTTTACTTTCTTTAAACGCGCGAGTGCTTTCAGCTCTTTCATCAAAACTACCTTGAGATATTCGCGCTTGCTGAATGGGAGTGGGAAAACGTGCGCGATATGCAGTCGCAGTTTTTTTTGAAATCGTTTTAAAGATTTTAGTTCCACCAACAAATTTTGCTGCTTTGGAACCATACTTTGCTGTTAATAATACTGTAGCAGGTAACAATAAAGTATCAAAAACTTGTAATGCTTGTCTTTTAAGAGTTCGTTTTTCTTCTTCAACGAGATATTCTATTGAACCTGGAGGATAAGGGTTTGGTAACTCAGTTTCGCTCGCAGTTCCAGTCAATCTATTTTTTGTTCTTTCTATAGAATTTCCAATTTTATCCAGAGCAAAAGGTGCAACATATTTGGCTCCAAGATATATTCTACCGACCTGAGAAACAATCGGTAAAGTTTTAGATAAAACAAATTCAATTACTTTAGCGGTTGATGGTGTGGCAGCAACACCCAATAATCCACCTATTGTTTGTGCGATTTGCTTTGCAGAACCACCTTTACCATCAACACCTAACTGCTCCACTAATGCGCCAGCCAAGTACGCACCAACACCGCCAGCGATTGCAATCTTACCCATATCTCCCAATAGTCTAGATTCTATACCGCCATCTTCACCTTTACCAGTACCAACACCTTTCTTCTTTAATTCTTGTATTTGTTCATTAATTATTTCTAATTGACCCTTAACTGTTTTACTGTTTACAGGTGCCTTGAACGATGTATTTCTACCCAGATTGGTAGAAGTCATAAAATTAAATTTTCTTTGTCCCTTAAAATAACCCAAATCGTTAACGATCATATTGATCATTGCTGAATTTTTTTCAGCAATGGATTCAAGCAAACTTACCTGTCTACCTAGAGCTGCAACTGAACTGGCTACACTCGTCTTAAATGAGACTTCTTCTTGCGATGCTCTTTTATCGTTTTGGTCAGCATACCTTTGTTGCGCAAGATTATACAAACTAGAAGATCTAGTGAGTGATGTGATCATTCCTAATAAAGAAAATCTAAATCTAAGATTAAATTTTAGGTTCTCTACTAATGCCCCAGAAACAGACATGGATCTGTTTGGAGTAAAAGAGTTATAAGAACCATTTAAACTTGATAAAACCGTTTTTAAATTCATCATCTTCTTCTATTGATTTGTTTTTTCTTCGATATTAACGAATTAATTCTAGCCTCTTGCTCAGACTTCATTTTTTTAACCTTTTCAGTTTCTTCCTTAACCCAATTGTTAAGCATTCCAACATATAAGTCTCGTTCCCATGGTATCATGTTTTCTAATTCAGTCAATGTGTATTTGTATTGATGAACCAGCGTAAACATGTTTCCGTAGTAGTCTTTAAGAGACCGACCACGGAAAGTTAGGTAAAAAAATCGCTGAGTCCCTCCATATGAAGTTTATGTTCAAAGCTGCACTTTTCGCATTTATGCATAATATCGTAATTAATAGTTGGCAACGACTCGAAAAAATTTGTTATTTGTTCAAATTGTTCTTGTGTTAGTCCTTCTAAAAATTCTACGAATTCTTCTTTACTAGTTTCGTTTGCATAGTAAATATCATCGCCACTAAAGATGTACTCGCAGCAGTCATAAATCATATTATAAAGATCATTTACATCTTCAGACAATGTTAATGCATCTATAGATCTATAATTTTCTAACGTCGGAAATTTTAATTTAATACCGATTGTTTGATTAAATTTAATTTTTGTTGCTATATCGCTAATCGGTGGTTTGATATCTAACACATTAATTTCTACAGGCATCATGTGCATACAAACATCTTCTTTATCTTCACCCCGTTCGTTCTTATTAATTCCAACAACATTTCTACATACGAAAAATGATTCTACTTTTTCGCCAACAGATCTAGCGCGAACATTTAAAAACAAATACTCAATATCAAATATCGGTAACGAATCAATATCGATCTCTTCTAACAAACAATTATTGATAACTTGCTTGATGGTCTTTAGCACGCCTTCTTCTTTTCCGTCTTGAAGTGCCATTAAAAGCAATTTTTCTTCTTTGACTAGAAATGGTCGAAACTTAATTGGTTGTTCTCTAGAAACCAATTTTAAATCATAGATCGGTAAATCAATTTTCGGTAAAGGCATAATAATCTCCAATTAATAATTAAATAACCACCAAATCTTTAAAACAAAAACCAACATTCACTTTATGGTATCCGTCATCTCCCCAGTTAGACGGCATAGATTGCAAATTTAGCGGATATAGATCAATCAATCTAACTGTCATATTTCTAACAGCATCGGGTGATGATGCCGACGAGCGAGTGGTATCTTCAAATTGAGTTAACTCAATAGTACCAACAATTTCATCGAAGTATCTGTTTTGCGTGCTGGTGTAAGAAATACCATAAATCCAATTACTCATTATCGTGTACATTGGAACTTCATCATTTATGTAGAAACTGAAATTTACTTCGTTAAAATCTCTAGCATATGCAATTTTAGTTTTTAATTGTCCTGGTATTCTGTAGTCGGTTGTTAATAATGTTTGTCCAGGAAATTCTACCGAATCGCACAAAAAAGTTAATTTTCTAAAATCTAGAGATGAGACGATGTCGCTGTAAGCAAATGCAGGTACACGAGTAAACTGCATAGAAAACTTTGCGCTTTTTATGAAGTTTTGGTTTCTAAATGTTTCAATGTTATATCCCGAAACTGGTCGTGCGGCTGTTCTTGCTGTTGCCGTAACTTCTTCAGAAACGCCAAGGAATTCGATTGTACCGTCAGATCTTCGAATTGTGTTATCGTTTTCTGCCATTATTTCTTATACACCATTTTTGCGGTTGGGAGAAATATTGCCGTTTCCCAACTGTTCGGCTCTATGTAAATTAGCGATGAACGAATGTGACTCAACAGGTATCTCTTTATACACGGTTCAATCATCTTGTATCGACGCGACCTGGACAATAAGTCATACGATAAATTAAACTTGGTCGTATCGTTGTATTTATCGTTATTGGCGAAATCCATCAGCCTATCCAATAACGCTAATCTGCTGTATGGATCCAAGTAATGCAAGTTCAAACCTAAAAACCCATCGGAATACATCTCCACAGGAATAACCAATGGGAACTTATCGTAAACTGGTAGAACATCTTTATATTTTGGGTCGTAATGGTACATGTACATACGACCGATAAAGGCTCTAGGAGAGATTCTGGAAGCGTCGTTTAGAACATTTGAGCGATCTGAGGGGATACGGAGCTGGCTGATTTTCCCACCCAGCCATGCTCTGGCTGCGTCTGTTCTTGGGCGAATCCCAGCGGCATTCATTTCCTTGCTAATTTTTGTAAATAGTGACATTATATACCCAAGTCTTTTTCGGTTATGACCTTAAACTTCCAATTTCGATCTTCACAGTATTCTACTGCTGCGTTCCATTTGGCTTCGTTTACACCCCAAGTTGCAACCTCACGAATGTATTGTTTGGTAACTCGGCTTCGTTTTTGCGGCGGCTGGGCTTGCATCAGCGGTTTGACCTCAAGAATCATAGCCTCTGTCAGCCCACTTTTATTGCGCATTCTAACGAAAAAGTCTGGGAAGTATCGGTGCATTTTGTTGTCAATCGGCGATAAATAAGGTATGACGATTTCTTCATTCGACCACTCAATTACATTTGAGTTACCGTCCAGGTGCACCATAACTCGGCGTTCCCAGAGCGATCTGTACCAGATGTTTGTGGGGTCACCTAAATATTTATTGAAGTTTTTAGGACTAAATTTACCACTGTAAGCCATCTAGTATTTATAGGAAAAACAATTCATGGGCGCCACCAGTCGCGATCTCGGTATAGCTGCAGTATATAACCAAGCAGTCACTAATCTAGCCACACAAAGAAGTCTAGGGAATATTAGTCAAACGCAATTTGAACGAGAGATGGCAACTCTAGAACCATTGCGCGCTCGAGCTGGTTTCGACACTAGAAACGCTAGAAACGAATCATCTAGACCGCAAACTCCAACTAGTTCTGCGGAGCAAACCAAACCCCAAGTTACCGACAATAAATTAAACACAGAAAATGCAAATATACAAAATCGAGGAGTAGATCGCTCTGCTCTTTCGTTGATAAAATTTCCAGCAACAATTGAGGCTGATGCTACGCCATATGTCCTCATTAAAATATTCAAAAGTGCAGTTGGCACTATCGATCAAACAGAAAACGACGATCCTACTAACAGCATTGTTTCTGGTGTAGAATTTGCTGCATCTGGTATACAAAATGCTATTGATGCTTCGCCAGCTGCAACTGCAGTAACAGAAAAAGCGAAACAACTTCTCGGTGGGGTTTCTAGCAGTTTAACACAATTAACGGGTGACACGTTTAATGTCGGTGCATTTGCAACTAAAGCAAAAGATATTCTTACAAATTATGCGCTGAGAAGAAATATCGAGCAGTTAACTTATGCAATTGCATTGACGATGCCAGAAAATTTAGCAGTTTCGTATCAAAATAATTTTGATCAATTATCTTTAACTTCTGCGCTGGGTGGTTTCGGTTTAGCGGCACAGGCGCTCGCTTCTACAGACGGTAGAGGAGAAAACGCGAATCCATTTATCGCCGAAGCAGCAGGTAGAATCGCGGAAAACATATTAAACGAAAACTTTAGAAAATTAGGTTTGTTTGCTGCAACTGGAAGAACTGTTAATCCACAACTGGAACTAATATACAACTCACCAGCACTACGCCAATTTATATTAGATTTTAGATTAATCCCTAGAAATGCAGATGAGTCTAGCGCCATCGGTACTATTTTGCAAGTATTAAAATATCAAGCAGCACCACAAATTTCCGCAGGCACATCTGGAAGATACTTTATTCCACCATCTCAATTTCAGTTAGAATTTTATGATGGTATAGATCACGCAATGCCAAATCAATTTTTATTTAAAACTAAAAAATGCGTGCTAGAAGATATTAGCATAGATTATTCTGGTGGTGGTTCGTTTACAACATTTTATACTGGCGCACCAGTTGAAATTAGATTAAGTCTTAAATTCACTGAAACTGTAATCATTGACCAAAACGCTGTAGCAGAAGGTTTCTAATGTACTTTAGACAATTCCCAAAAATCCCATATTCCTTTAATCTTACAGACCAAGGAACAGTTACAGCTGTTACAAACATTTTTGCAAGATTTAGTATTAATAGCAGCATAGTTGATAATGCTTCTGCATTTTATAAGTATCAAGTTGAAGATACAGATACGCCAGAAACAATCGCTTACAAACAATATGGAGATCCAGAACTTCATTGGATAATCATATTGGTTAACCAAATTAACGATCCATTATTTGAGTTACCATTACCCATAGATGCTCTAGAAGAAAAAATTGTTAAACAGTATGGGTATACTTCTATCGCAGAAGCATATTCAACCATTCATCATTATGAATTTGAAGTTAAAAGGGTATTATCAGAAGTAGATGGACCAACTACCACGACCACAAATACAAGCATTGTCACACTAGAACAATATAATTACGCATCTAACACCATTATTACGCAACCGCCTAACACAACAATCACTCAAAATGTGACATTTTATGCGAATAATTCCAATGCTAATAGCGCGACTGTTGCAACATTAACGATAGCATCAACATACAAACCTGTTTATGTTTATGACCACGAATTAGATTTAAATGAATCAAAAAGACAAATTAAAATACTAAAGCCACAATATATTGAGTATATAACTGAAGAAATTGGAACAACTTTAAATGCTTAATAATACACCAAAGACTGCGGATGATGTTGAAATAATAGAACTAACACTAATTAGTTCTAATGGTAAAAACGCAGATTTGAGAAAAATATTCAATACGCTTAATATCTATGAAGATATTTTTGAACATGTTATCACAGGAACAATTCAACTAATAGATGGTGTTAATCTATTGGGCGAATTTGCTATTCATGGAAACGAGTATTTGAATGTGGTTTTAAAAAAAGTTGGATTGACTACCAAATACCAAAAACTGTTTAGAATCTATAAAATTACCGACAGAGAAAAATCCCCCGCTTCACAAACACAAACTTATGTGTTGCATTTTTGCTCTGAGGAATTAGTATTTTCAAATCAACAATCAATTTCTAGATCATTTTCTGGCAAGAACACCCGCGAATATGTCAAAGCAATATGCAAAAGCGATTTGCAAATTCCTGACTCTAAGTTAGGAGCATTTGATCAATCTAAGGGTCCAACTGAATTTGCTTTAACTAGAAAAAACCCATTAGACGCAATACAATATTTAACAGAGCAATCGTTTGGAGATTCTAACTCACCGTTTTTGTTTTATGAAAACAAGGACGGCTTTAACTTTCAATCGTTGATAAACATATACAAGAGTGGTTCATTGGGTGAACTGGTGTATGATAGAGCAGCATATACAACAGACTCAAATGAAAGCCCATATCTTAATACAAACAAAATTAAAAGTTTTAAATTTAACAATAATTTTGATATTGTCAAAGCAACTGAAGAAGGCATGTACAGCTCAAAACTATACACGCTCGATCTTGTTAGACAGAAATATGTTAAAGGTGAAATTTCTATTTTAGATGAACAAACTAAACAAGTTATGATTGATGGATATTTTCCTTTCAACGAAACACCAAATAAGAAAAACGAACCACTATACGCTGCTTATGATTCCAAAATTAGATATTGGCTAACAAACAAAGGACATTCAAATTTACCGTATTTTATTTCTAAACGAGTCAGGTCTAACGACACTTATGTTGAAGAAATATTAGCACAAAGAAAAATGTTAATTGATGCTATAAATAACACTGAACTACATTGTGTTGTTCCTGGAAACCCGATATACTCTGTTGGTTATACTTTAAATATTAAAGTGCCAGCATTTACTGTTGACAAAGACAATCAGCAAAACTATGACGAGTATTACTCGGGCACATATTTAATTTCTGCGGTTAGAAATGTTATCACGCCAAATGCATGGCAAACTGTATTAGAACTTTCTAAAAACTCATTGTCAGCACCATTGAGTGGTGCTGCTGGCAATTATCATAAAATAGCCCAGCGAATTTAACATGAACAAAGATTTTCTAGGTTTAAATAATTTTGTTTGGTGGTTTGGTGTGGTCGAAGATCGAATAGACCCACTAGAACTTGGTCGTTGCCGTGTTCGTTGTTTTGGCTGGCACAATGAAAGTCCAAATCAAATACCAGTAGATAAATTACCATGGGCGCACCCGATAGTTCCTTATGGTCTTAAGAGCGTTCAACCACCAACCGAAGGAACCATGGTATTCGGTTTCTTTGCTGACGGTGAAGAAGGGCAGTATCCAATTATTATGGGAACTGTTCCAGGAATCCCTGACGAAATTCGTGATATTAGTGCTGGTTTCAGTGACCCATTAAGTGCTGCAGATAAACGCAATGCTGCTATGCCGCGCAAAATAGATACTGGTGCATCGCAGCTTGGTAAAGATACAAAGGGAATAAGGATCGCAGACGAGGATCCTTCAAGATATCCAAAATATCTAAACGAGCCTACAATATCAAGGCTTGCAAGACCAGTTCGCGGCGAGAAAGATGGTAAGTTTGATGGCGTTACAAACGAATCTATCGCCAATACAACCATAGATATACAAAGAAAGACCAGAGTCACAGGCATTCCTACAGCGGCTGCTAGTCAGTGGGACGAAGCCTATCCAAGTTATGCTGCTAAATTCCCATACAACAATGTTACAGAAACCGAGTCTGGGCATGCGTTTGAGTTAGATGATACCTTTGGCTTTGAGCGTGTGCAACTTTCGCATAGAACAGGAAGCACTCTAGAATTTGCAAATACAGGTGCTACGAAGATAAAATCTACTTCTAGCCGCCAAGATATTACTATGGGTGACCAAAGAACTTATGTAAATGGCGACAAGTATGAAACTATAGACGGCGATTATTATCTGCAGATTGGCGGCAAACTCCGTATTCTTGCTAAATCAGTTGAAATTGTTTCAGGGTCTGGCACTGCTATTTCTGCACCACAGGGTATATCGATAACAGGTGGACAATCTGTAGCAATAACTGGATTATCTGCTAGTATGTCTGGTGTATCAACTACCGTGAGTGGTGTAAAAACTCAAGTTTCTGGGGAAATGTCAACAACTGTTAGCGGTGCAGTCACTCATATACTGGGAAATGCTGCCGTTGTTGTGAAGTCACCATATGGTCGTGCAGAACATCTAATTAGCGAAGAACAAGGAATAAAAAACTTGAATACTTGCACACCTAATCCAATCCCAGACCCGTTGCCTAATGGTCCACCGCCACCATCACCTGTTGTTGCTAGTTTAGATTTCCCAGCATCAAATATTAATTTTTAACACTTGAGAAAATCATGGGATCAGGAATCGCAATTTTACAACGACAGCAAGAAATAAAGACTGAAATGTCTGGAGATAATTTTGCCGCGAATGGTGTGTATGGGTTTAGCGCAGATGTCGCTCCATATGTTCCATCGTCTGCACCGCTATCAAGCAGCGATGCATTCTCACCGAAGGCGCAAGATGAGTTGATAAACCCATCGCCGAGCACAGTAAACATTGTGAAGGGGCAAGATAACTCAGTTTTCTTACCGAAAACGACTGGAACAGATGTAAAGGTAACTTTTGA